AATCCCGAGATTGCCGGAAAAGTTCGTCCGCTGCTGACGGTCGAAGAAATCGAGCGCTATGCCGACGTCACCGGAGTTGAGCGCATCATCAATACCGATATCGCTTTTGAAGCTAAGACGGCAAACGCTTTTACCGCTGACCTTTGGGGGCCGAGCCAGGAGCTCGAGATCAAACAGAACAACCTCAGAACCGAGCATGTGATCCCGCTTTACTACGAAACGCAGATTCAATGGTACTGCGGCATTCTGAAGCTCAAAGGAATGTATCTCGCAGTTCTGATTGGAGGATCGGACTTCCGGATGTATTGGGTGGACGCCCGTCCGGACGTGTTCCAAGTGATCAAAGAAAAGTGCTCCCGCTTCTGGAACGAAAACGTTCTGAAGAAGCTTCCTCCTGACCCGATCAACATTGACGATGTACTTCAGTTATATGGCAAAAGCAATGGAAAAGCTGTGGAGGCTCAGGGTGAGCTTGCTATTGATTATGGTGAGTACGCACGTATTGCTGGTGAAATTAAGGAACTTAAAAAGCAGCAGGACGCGCTCAAAACCAGAATTGCAATAAGCATGAAGGACAACGAGATTCTGACTTTGGACGGCAAGAAAGTCCTCACCTACAAAACTCAAACCTCCAAACGTTTCGATTCGGATTCCTTCCGGGAAGACCACCTGGATGATTACTACGACTATCTAAAAGAGAGCTCCACTCGCGTCATGCGTGTGTGTGCGTAACCTTTTAGATTGCTGGCTACACAAAATGGGCAGGGTTTCTACTGATAAAAAGAGCGGTTTTGTGTAATATTCGCTTCGAGCACTACAGTACAGTGCAACAAGAAAAGGCTTTCTCGGTTGAGCCGAATCAACCGAGCCAAATTCCCTCCAAGCCTGCACAAGCGGGCTTTATTTTTGCCTCTGGCTTATTTCCCGTAACTCTTAATCAACCCCAGCCCCTCCAGTGCGAGGGGCTTTTTCATAGGAATAAATTATGTCCACATCCGACCAACTCGCCGCCGCTGTCGGCGCTCCCTCTGCTCCAGTCGCCAAACCCAAAACAAAAGCTCCGATTATCGTTCAGCAAGTTCTGTCTGACCAATTCAAAAAACAGCTCGCCTTGGCTGTCCCGAAACACTTGAGCGCTGACCGGATGGCAAGAATTGCCGCGACCGAATTGCGAAAGACTCCGGCCCTCCTCAACACAACTCCTGCATCATTCCTGGGAGCGGTTATGCAGTCCGCCCAACTTGGTCTTGAACCCGGCTCCGCTCTTGGACAAGCATACCTTGTTCCCTACGGTAATCAGTGCCAGTTAATTCTTGGATACCGCGGCATGATCGATTTGGCGAGAAGATCCGGACAAGTTTTGTCTTTATCCGCTTTCGCTGTCCATGAAGGTGATGAGTTCAGCTACCAACTCGGCCTGCATCCGGACATTCATCACGTGCCGAGTTGTGAAGCTGACCGAGTTAAAAAACCGATCACCTTTGTCTACGCAGTCGCAAATCTTCGCGGTGGCGGCTACCAGTTCGAAGTTATGAGCCGGGCCGAAGTTGAGGCTGTCAAAGCGAAGGCCAAATCCAAGAATGTCTGGAACTCTTACTTCGAACAGATGGCTCTGAAAACGGTTATCAGACGCCTCTTCAAATACCTCCCAGTTTCCATCGAGGCCCTCCAAGTTGCAAATGTCGATGCTAAGCGGGAAGCCGGGGAAAAGATCGACCCGAACGACGTAATCGACATCAACGCCATCTCGGTCGAAGACTTCAAGAATATTGAAGATGGCGAGGTTATTGAAGCTCCACAGGAGGCCTCCGCATGAGCAGTGTCGAGTTCCTGTGGCATGACCACGAATGCTACATCGTGAAGTTAGACGGCACGACTGTCGGAATGCTTCACAAAAAGCATAACCGGATGTGGACGATGCGTCCGGATCTAATCGATGATCCGGAGCTTCTCACTTTCCTTCTCGACTCATTCAGCACAACGTTCTGGGAGCTCTTGAGAGAAGCAAGGCACGATGTCAAGAAGGCACTCTTGCAGTATGAAGCGATGAAGAAGTAACTACGAGCCCTGCAGTGCGGGGCTTTTTTGATGCCATTGGAGAAAATAATGATGGAACAGCCAATAAACCACAGACAACGCCTAGAAGGCTACTGGAAGCAGTTGTACGTAATCGGAAAGAAGTGGGAAGAAGACCTTAAATCCTTAAGAAAATCAGGAGCTCTGTCTAAAGACGAAGCCCTTTCCGAAGGAGATGTTCTCGAACACCTTTGGGATTACATGGAAGAAGTGGACACGTTTGCGGATGAAGTATACGAAGACGAAGAAGACGAGGAAGAATGATGTGGAAGATTAAAGACCCTGCAATCAAAGAAAAAATCATGCAACTGCTATCGGATGAAAGCATTGCGAAGCGTTGCAAAGATCAAATGACCGATGGATCAACTTACATCTTGGCTGCAGATGATGATCAAAAATTTTCGATCAGCATGGACAAGGATCTTTTTGAAAACGTTCCTGAGTACACACCAGAAGGATGGAATCCGTTTCCAGCTTTAATGCCTCCCCGCCCAGGTAACTATTTAGTTTACTTAAACGGAAGATTTGATCACCAGATTCGTGTTTCTTACTTCAATACCAATTCCAAAAGCTGGGATCAATATAGTGGCGCTGTTGTGTTGGCTTTCAGAGAACTTGAAATTGAACCGCCTAATGACGATGTTTTGAAGTTTAGTGCCTACAAGCTGGAGTAATAAAAAATGGAAAAAACAAGCCAAGAACTTTTGAACCCAGCTGTCACTGCGCTTGCTCTAAAACGTGAAGATGAAAGGTTAAAAACACTTGATCCAGTCGTGATTACATCTTTAAGTTTCATTCCTGGGAACCCCAAATATTTGCTCATGCGTGGAGCAGATTCCTGTGCATTTGCACACAACATCATCTTGTCGAAAGAGCAGGTTCTAAAACTCATAAGATCTTTTGCAGAAGCTCTTAGCGATTGGGATAAAGAATAGTGTCAACGAATAAGAAACCTAGAAAGCCTTACAAATTAAGCACCCTCTTCGGAGGGCTTTTTTATTGGAGCAAATAAATGAGCAAACCTTTTGAAACTACGTTTGCGACACTGCGCAGAGGCGCGGCCTCAATGGAAGCAACTGAAGCCATGCAGCAGGTCGTCAAATCCGTCTACGAAACAGGGAAACCGGCAAAACTCGTAATCGAATTGACGGTCAAACCGAACGCCAAAAACGGCGGAATGATTGAGGCTGTGATCGTTACCGACAAGATCACAACAAAGATCCCGCAAGAAGCCGGTCAGTCGGTTCTGTTTGTTAATTCAAAAATGGAACTTGTTTCCAACCTCGACCGCCAGGGAGACTTATTCCCGGAGATTGGAAAAGCCGACAGAGCGCCGATTGATATTGATGACGACGGCGTTATTCATCATCCAACTAACTAAAGG